ACATACTTAAAGAAATACATAAGTCAAAGAACCAATTTAACAGTTATACTGATCCAGCATACGGGCAGTACGACATTATTTTGCCTACTTTAGACAAAGTTAACAGACTAACTGTTACAGAAGCGAAGCGTAATAAAGCAAAGAAGATGTCTTCAGCTGAATACGAGCGCAGGAAAGGATTAGGTGAAAAAGTTAAGCAAGCAGAGTGCGAAACATTGTATACTGAAATTACAAAAGAAGAATTGATCTTCCGCATTATGTCATTTGATCATATTCCTGAAGAGCCAGGTCGCAAAAAGAACCCAAAGACTGTTGCTGATACAAGAGTTAAGCTTCCTTTTCCACCGTTCCATCATTACAAGTACAACGACGAAGGCGAACTTATATTAGTTGGTAAAAGTCATTGGGTTGGTGGTATGGATAATGGACACTTTAGTCATCAACACGGTAAAGCAACTAATACGCTTGCTATGATGTGGTTAAAGCTTGTCGATCGGTATGCAACCCGTGGTAATGTTCGTGGTTATACTTATAACGACGAAATGAAAGGTCAAGCAATACTGCAACTAGCACAAATTGGATTGCAGTTTGATGAATCTAAGTCAGACAATCCATTTGCATATTATACTGCTGCTGTAACTAACAGTTTTGTACGTGTTATCAATATTGAGAAGCGCAATCAAAACATTCGAGATGATATTTTAGAAATGAATGACTTAAATCCAAGTTATACTAGACAGAATCAAGGAGAATGGGAAGCAGCAGTGAAGCGCAACGAACAAGCAGGTGCAACAGCGTTTGCAGAGCTTAAACCCAAATAAGAGCTTGACAAGTGTTGCGTTTTACTATATACTTGTACATGTACACACGGAGAACTAAATTTGTTTAAAAAAGCTGCGGTATTTACAGACATTCATTTTGGTCTGAAAGGTAACAGTCGTATACATAACGAAGATTGCGAAGAATTTATTGATTGGTATATAGAACAAGCACAAGCTGCTGGTTGCGAAACTGGTATCTTCTGCGGTGACTGGCATCATAATCGTAATTCGCTTAATCTTACTACTATGGATGCAACAATTAGAAGTATGGAAAAGCTTGGTGCTGCGTTTGAGAAGTTTTACTTCTTCGATGGTAACCATGACTTGTATTATAAAGACAAGCGTGACGTTAACTCCACTGCATTTGCAAAACATATTCCAGGTATTACCTTTGTAGACGAAATTTTCATTGAAGATGATGTTGCACTTGTACCGTGGCTTGTTGGAGACGAGTGGAAGAAGATGAGTAGTATCAAAACAAAGTACTTGTTTGGTCACTTTGAACTTCCTAGTTTCTATATGAACGCATTAGTTAGAATGCCCGACCACGGTGACTTAAAGCCTGAACACTTTAAACACCAAGACTATGTATTCAGCGGTCACTTCCATAAACGACAGAAGCAAGGTGCTATTCATTACATCGGTAATGCGTTTCCACACAACTATGCTGATGTTGGTGACGATGATCGTGGCATGATGATACTTGATAAAGAAAATAACAAGGAACCAGAGTACATTAACTGGCCCAACTGTCCTAAGTATCGTACTGTAACACTTAGTAACTTAATTGATAACGCAGATACATTTATTAAACCTAAAATGTACTTGCGAGTAACGCTTGATCTACCTATTAGTTACGAAGAAGCAAGTTTTATTAAAGAAACATTCATCACTCAGTACAACTGTCGTGAGATCACACTGATTGCACAGAAACACTTAGAAGAGATTACTACAAACCTTGATATAAGTGTGTTTGAAAGTGTGGATCAGATAGTTAGCAACGAAATAGCAGAACTAGACACTACTAACTTTGATAAAAGTTTGTTGTTGCAAATATATAATGGACTAGAATCATAATATGATAAAGATTAAAGACCTAACTGTAAAAAACTTTATGAGTGTGGGTAATCAGACTCAAGCAGTAGACTTCGACCATGAACAACTAACATTAGTACTAGGTGAGAACCTAGATCAAGGTGGCGATGACAGTGGATCACGTAATGGTACTGGTAAAACTACTATTATTAATGCATTGTCATATGCATTGTACGGTACTGCACTTACAAACATCAAACGCAACAACTTAATTAACAAAACTAACAGCAAAGGCATGTTAGTAACGTTACAGTTTGAAAAAGATAACAATAGCTACCGTATCGAACGTGGGCGCTCACCTAATCTGTTTAAATTCTATATTAATAACCAAGAATCATTAGTAGACGAGTCACAAGGTGACAGTAGACAGACACAAGACGATGTTAACACACTGTTGGGTATGAGTCATGACATGTTTAAGCACATTGTTGCGCTAAACACTTATACCGAACCGTTTTTAAGTATGCGTGTTAATGATCAAAGACAGATTATCGAGCAGTTGTTAGGTATTACTATCTTATCCGAGAAGGCTGATTTACTTAAAGAGCAAACACGTAATACTAAAGACTCTATTACTGAAGAGACATTAAAAATTAATGCTATCCAAACTGCTAACGAAAAGATCGAAGCAAGTATTGGACAATTAGTTGGAAGACAACGTGCATGGGTGTCTAAACACAAAGCAGATCAAGATAGTTTGTCAAAAGGCATTGATCAATTAGAACATTTAGACATTGAATCAGAACTCGAGTCACACGAAAAGTTAGCTAACTGGACACAGCACAATAATGCTATTTTAGCTCTTAGAAAAGAATTAAGTACGTTAGAGCCAGCACTTCAACGTGCAGATAAGAGTGTTGTAAAGGCTGAAAAAGACATTGCGGACCTAGAAGACGCTACTTGTTACACTTGTGGACAGGAACTACATGCAGACAAGAAAGCAGAGATTGCAGAGCGTAAAAATAAAGAACTTGCTGACGCAATAAGTTATCAATCCGAAGTTAGTGTTAAATTGACAGATGTAATGTCGTCACTTGACGAAATTGGCGACATTAACGGTAAGCCTACTACGTTTTATGATAGTGCTAAGGAAGCATACGAGCATCGTAGTAACGTAGATAATCTAAAGCAGACACTAGCAGCCAAGCAGGTTGAAGAGGACCCGTATACGGCGCAAATTACCGATTTAAACGACACTGCTATTCAGAAAATTGACTGGTTAATCGTTAACGACCTTACTAGCTTCAAAGAACATCAAGAGTTTTTGTTAAAGTTACTAACAAACAAAGATAGTTTCATTCGTAAGAAGATTATTGATCAGAACTTAGCATACCTTAACAACAGACTGTCATACTATCTTGATAAGATTGGATTACCACACCAAGTAGTATTCTTAAATGACTTAACTGTTGAAATTACACAGCTAGGACAAGACCTAGACTTTGATAACTTGTCAAGAGGCGAACGTAATAGACTTATCTTAGGATTAAGCTTTGCATTCCGTGATGTTTGGGAAAGTTTATATCAAAACATTAACTTATTGTTCATTGACGAGCTTATTGATAGCGGTATGGACACTGCTGGTGTTGAAAACTCGTTAAGTATCCTAAAGAAGATGGGTAGAGATAGAGAAAAGAATATATATTTAATATCCCATAAAGATGAACTCATAGGTAGAGTTAATCATGTTCTTAGAGTTGTAAAAGAAAATGGTTACACTAGCTATGCAAACGACTTAGACGTAATAGTATGACAGACCATAAAGATGATGTACATGACCAATTAGTAAAGGCGTATTTAGAATACTTTTCTGAAAATGAAAAGTTTTTATCTCGTAATTCTGTACGTACCCATCGGTCTGTTAGAAAAGCATTAAGAGATATTAGGTCATTTGCAAAAATGAGAGCAGATGAAATACATAACCATCACACAACAACACGAATAACTCACAAAGGCGATAAAAACACTTAGGCACCGGTAAGTATACTCATGCAGTGGACTTACAAAGGTAAAACAATCGACACAATACAAGACGAGTATGAAGGCTTTGTTTATCTTATTACCAACACCACTACAGGCCAGAAATACATAGGCAAGAAACTAGCAAAGTTTAAAACTACTAAGCCACCACTTAAAGGCAAGAAAAACAAAAGACGCGGAACTAAAGAAAGTGACTGGAGAGAATACTATGGCTCCAGTGATAGACTAAACGCAGACGTTGCAACACTAGGCGCAGATAAGTTTACAAGAGAAATACTTTATTTTTGTAAAGGCAGAGGCGAAATGTCTTATATAGAGGCAAGAGAACAGTTTGATAGGCGTGTACTTGAAACAGATGATTACTATAATGGTATTATTAATGTTAGAGTAGGCGGATCAGACAAACTTAAACAGGCACTTCTAGAACAACACATACAGGCAAAACATTCCAACACATAAGGTTGGCGGGCCAGTTTATAATACCGCTGTGGAAAAAGCTCTCGTATAGAAGCACACGTAACATATTGATCGACTACCCAGAGGTAGGAAGCCACCAAACAAATTGGGCTCACAGGTTGATATAGATTGTATTGTTGGCAGTCGAAAAACACAACATAGTTTGTAAAAACCCTTTAGCACTAGGAACGAAGCGGGGGAATATTGTTACATATAATGTACATTGTATATTATAAGCAACATAATGTCGACGTAGGTTGGGAAAGGTCAGAGCCCATCAAACTTGTGTATAAACAAATACCTATTTCCAATGTCTTGGCTGTGGCGAACT